CGCGGGCGGGGGGTTGTTACTTGGCATGTACCAGTTATCAGGTGGCAATTGTTAGCTGTCAGTATCGAATACAGCAATGGCTATGCCTACCATCAATACCTCTGTAAGTGTCACCTCTTTGAGTAGATCAACAGCCTTGTAAGTTGCTACGTCCCAAGCGATGTCTCCCCAAGTCTTGTTTGAATCTATTTCTTGTTGCTTCTTGATAGATGCGATGTGCTCTTTTGATCCGTAATAAACTTCTTCATTGTCTAATCGATTGTGTGTGTGTTTGTTGTTCATAGTCATTTGTCTCTTGTCAATTAATAATTAATAACTTCCAAATAACAACTGACTACTCGTGAGCGCGAGCGAGGGAGTGTTTTCTGGACAAGGTTCCAAGAGTTGAAATCAAAAACAAGGTTCCAAATGTCGAATTCCGGTTTGGGGTTGGGTTTTTGCTTGTAGGGGGAGATAGTGTCTCAGTGATTCTGATATAAAAATCACAAAAATTTTTTCAAAAAATACAACAGCAGAGATACCCCCGTTCCAGATATTGCTGTATCGTGGCAGTTGGCTCTAAGGATTGGAGGCTGTCACTTGTCAATTGACACCAAGCTGTGCAAAGGCTGCAACCAACGATTACCACTTAGCAAATTCGAAGTTGGTAAAAACACCAAAGGAACTTATACACGACAGACTTGCAGAAGTTGTGTCGGTATCCAACGTCGCAAGCGTTTTTCGTCAAATCCGCGTGGCTATTTTCAGCAAGCCCTTCAGTATTCAAAAAGTTCCTATAAAAAGAACAACAAAAACACCCCAGATTTACCTGCGTATGTACTTACAGTTGAAGACTGTTTGCAGCTATGGGATCAGCAAAATGGTAAGTGTGCTTTATCCGGTGTGCAGATGACACATCATCGAGATGGTTCGGGTAAAAAGGAATTTAATGCCTCGTTAGATCGTATAGAACCAAAAGGTGCGTACAGTAAAGCGAATGTACAGCTAGTTTGTTACCGCATAAACATCATGCGACATGTGCTGGATATCGACATGTTCTTCTGGTGGGTCAAGAACATACATGATTTTTCGGTTGAAAATAAAGATTAGTGGGACTAATATTCTCAAATGAAACATACAGTGGAAGTGTTGTGTCTTGATGGGCTTGAAGCGGCCATTATTGGTCAGACCACAAGAGATGGAAAAACAGAAGTGCTGGTTTACGATGCCACAGTAGTAAACAAGTTGTTAGTCGAGCTTGGTTACGTTGATTTTGATGCTTTCGATTTTGAACGACAGCTTATTGAGACAGGGGGTGTCGAGAGTCGAAGACGACCTGTGTTTGTTTATTTAGATGATAACGTAAAGGACAGAATTTTTGGCACTCCATCAGTCAGAGGAAGAAACACTCCCCTCCATTAACATTGATTCAGAAATGTCGGAGGCAGAGTTCAAATCGCACTTGCCGTATGCGGGTCTTAATTATGGTTCGCTGACCGTGCAACAGGAAAAGTTTGTCTTGTTACATGTCAGTGGCATGAGTATCGCGGCAGCAGGTAGAGCAGCAGGTTATTCAACGCGAAGACTGGCTTACGAAACGGCCAAAAAGCCCAATGTGCAAAAAGCCATTGAGTATTTTAGAGAGCAGATGCGCGAAGAAGTGAAATTCACAACAGCAAACGCTCATCACATGTACATGGAGTCGTACACCGCAGCAGCAAATTCTACAGAAATGAGAACAACAGTTGATTCTCTGGTCAAACTGCATGGGTTGGCGCAACCGGAGCAGCAGACTCAGGTGAACATACAGATTAATGGTACAAAACAGCTCGAACGGATGACTGACGAAGACCTTCTTAAAATCGCTGGTAAGGATACAGAATACTTGGAACCTAAAAGTACCAATGGAGATAGCGAAGGCTGAGTGTAAGAGATGTAAAAATCTCTACAATGAAACTTTGGTCAACAGTAAGCGGTTGTGTGTGTATTGCAAAGCCGATGAAGTTGACAAGTTGCCCTCGCCAGTTGTTAAAGAAGAAGTGCCAGTTGCCAAGAAATCCGAAGCGGATATGGCAAGAGAAGAATTAGCACTTCGTATTCTCACACGTAAAAGATTACTCCCGTTTGTTGAACGATTTAATCCTGAATATCTGGCAGGTTGGGTACATAAAGATGTATGTAAACGCCTGGAAGATTTTTCCCGTGCTGTTGTTGCTAAAGAATCTCCAAGATTGATGCTGTTCTTGCCACCTCGACATGGCAAATCGACACTTGCCAGTATTGCTTTCCCTGCTTGGCATTTGGGACGTAACCCCGAACACGAGTTTATTAGCTGTTCTTATTCTGGCTCATTGGCAATGGGGTTCAGTAGAAAAGTGCGTAACCTGTTAAGAGAGCCTAGTTATAAAACGGCTTTTGATAAAACTCGCCTCGATCCTGAAAGTCAGAGTGCCGAAGCATGGCTGACTACGCAAGGTGGCGGATTTGTCGCGGCAGGTGTTGGTGGTGGTATTACAGGTAAAGGTGCTCACGTTTTAGTGATCGATGATCCGGTAAAAAACCGCGAGGATGCCGAATCGCAAAACAACCGCGATGCCAATTGGGATTGGTATACGTCAACTGCCTACACACGTTTAGCCCCAGGCGGAGGAGTGCTTGTCATTCTGACGCGGTGGCATGACGATGATCTGGCAGGTCGGTTATTAAAAGGTACTTCTGAAGGGGGTGACGAATGGGAAGTAGTTCGCTACCCCGCTATTGCTGAAGAGGAAGAAGAATTTAGAAACTCTGGTGAAGCACTGCACCCAGAGCGTTATGACGTAAAAAGTTTAGATCGAATCAGAAAAGCAGTCGGACCGCGAGACTGGTCTGCGCTGTATCAACAAAACCCTGTTGCAGATGACGGGGACTATTTTACCCGCACGATGATTAATTATTACCACGCGGAGGATGTTGATGAAGAACGACTCAGGTATTACCAAGCATGGGATTTGGCAATCGGTCAGCGTGATCGCAATGACTATAGTGTGGGTATGTGTATCGGTGTTGATGAGCATGATCGTCTTTTTGTTATGGACGTTGTGCGCGGTCGCTATGACGGTTTCGAACTGGTTGAGCAGATTCTGGACTTTTATGAGCAGTGGAAGCCTTCGATCATAGGTATTGAAAAAGGTCACATCGAAATGGCGCTTGGACCATTTTTAGAAAAACGTGTTCGAGAGAGGGGCTTATACGAAGCCTATTTTAAAGATTTAAAGACAGGAAGGCGTGATAAAGAAGCAAGAGCGCGAGCGATACAGGGTCGTATGCAACAAGGGATGGTTTACCTTCCTAAAGATGCGCCTTGGGTCGGTCCACTGATAGCAGAACTTTTACGTTTCCCCAATGGTACACATGACGATCAGGTTGATGCGTTAGCTTGGCTCGGTCTCATGATGACGGAGTTTGCTACTTATCAAGCTCCGATAATTAAAGAACCCAGTTGGCGAGATCGGCTTGTCGGTATGACACAAGGTGATCGACGCAAATCAGCGATGAGTGCATAAATTATGGCCTATTCAAAATCGAAGAACCTAGCTCCAGAAAAAGAGATGCAAATTGCAGACACACAATGGCATCGGTACGTTCGTGCGCGGGATAACGGGCATACTGATTATATTGAGATGGCACGTAAATGTGACTCGTATTATCGCGGGGAGCAATGGGATGCAAACGATATTGCAACGCTTGATGCAGAAGGTCGCCCTGCTCTGACTATTAATACTATTTTGCCTACGGTGAATACGGTATTGGGCGAGCAGTCATCGAGGCGAGCAGATATTCAATTCAAACCCCGACGCGGTGGCGATCAGGAAACAGCAGACGTACTGACCAAGTTGTACTTGCAGATTGCAGACAACAACAAACTCGACTGGCTGGAACAACAAGTATTTTCCGACGGTTTGATTATGGATGGCCGTGGATATTTTGATGTGCGGATTGATTTTACAGATCACACACAGGGCGAAGTGAGAATTACAGCT